GCTGAGAGTACGACGCGGCAGATCCTGAGTAACTTCCCGTCTGTGGGTTTTCCCACCTTCGGGGTGTCTCTTGATCTACCTCGCCCTCTCCGAGAGTTTGTCCCGAACTTGGCCAATCGGTAATACCTTTCAGCGAACACACCTCCGTGTTCACTGATAAGTGTTTTCTTTTGGTTAAGGACGAGCCCAACTTTGTCGAGATTGCTGAAATAGGTGTCGATGCCTTGCTTCGACCATGCGGCAATCAAGTCGTCTCCTAGTATGAGTTTGTGGTACCTATCACCTTTGGGCATGTTCCACCACGAGGCGAAGTCTTGCACTATTGACAAGACTGGCCACGTGACGCCAAGCCCCATTGCTGCCGCATTGCGTGTCACATTCCCTTTCTCTTTGAGTAATTTCCTGATTCTACCCGCTAACCGTTTCTCTTTTTGAGAACGACCAGCGGGCGGTTCTAGGATTTGGTGCTCTCCGAGGAGGAGGTGACAGCATTGCCGAACCTCCTCTGTCCATCCGTAGACCCCTCGAGCGATGTTTGCGTCGAAGATGCCGTTGATCACTGCGAGGCTGACATCGTGCTGCAAGTAGTCACTTGCCGCCGATAAGTCAGCACTGCAGATGGTCTTCCCGGCTCCGATTGTCCCTAGTTGGACTTCGGGTTCGGGAGTAACATCTTCTTTGTAGAATCGTTTGTAGGGTCTGAGGACACCCTGCAGTCCGGCGTTTATACGTTGTGATAGCGCTGTTGGTAAGCAACTGAAGATACTGGCAATCCTAACCTTCATCCCTCTCTCCTTGAGAGCGAGGGGTTTGGTTTGGATTACCATGCCACTATCTATCAGTTCCCTTGCCATCCAGCGCGTATCGAACGTGTGTTCGACGTACCGCATGCTGTCCCTCAGGGTGAGTAGAACGTTCTTCGGCGTGTCGGCATATAGATCTACGCCATAGTAGCCTCTTTCGAAGCTGCTGCTTGAATCTGCCGGCGGTGGTGGTGCGCCGGGTTCTTGACCACGGCGATAGGTGAGAGGGAGGTCAGTGGAGGTTGAGAGGCGATGTGACTCTGCTTCAAGTCCAAAGCCGACTAGTCGGGTTTGGCCAGCAGCAAATTCACGGAACCTCTCGCGTGTTCCTCCATTGTTCCTCGAGTTTTCGAGGCAGGCATTGTCGTTGAGGGCGAGGGAATCCGGGATCGTCATTGATTCCGGTTTCCTATTATGGATCGCCAGGCTGTACGCGTATTTGTACAGTGCTCTGAGGACCACCTGTTTAACAGGTGGCCTCTGCTCAAGCAAACGTTCGTGATACCCTATGACATTGTTAGTCATATCCTGCTCGTTGAGGTACTGTTGTGAAACAGCCCTCTTCAAGCCGGCGATTGTGGCCCAGCCATCCGGCTGCAATCGTGGGAATAGTTTTTCGAGTTTGCCAAGACAATTGTCTGCTCTGGGTGGTGTGGCCCCGACGGCTAGACACTGGGCTTCGAATGCCCAGTCCTTTAGCATGCGCGCGGTCGCAATGTGTCCGTTGTTTGTAGTTGAGACAACGACACGTGCCAATCCCTCCAGAGCAGCCTCGACCGCTCTACCACTGAGTTCAGTTGGTAGCGCCACTTGCAATGTGACCGTTACCAATCTGAG